TCATATTTCTGAAGAGTTGCATAAAACTCAAAAGGTTTAGAATGGTCTAACTGACCATATGATTCTCTTATTATCTCTGCATTACGACTATCGTGTGGATTAATCGTCCCCGCATCCCATTCTACTAAAATACCCTTACCGATATCGTTTGGTCCTAATATTTTCATGTTTTTTCTTTATAAATATTCATACCATTTCTTTTGTTGATTTATTTCTATGTACTTTAAAATATTTTAAACCTTTAATACAGTCTGAATATATTGTTTTTGTGATTTTTTTTATTCTTTCTTTTAGCTCATTTGATTTAAAGTCTACGTGATTTTTAGTGTATAGAGTTATTTCTAAATTCATAAAACTTCTTTTTCCTTCCTGTATTCCACTACTTCTTAAATCTAAATCAACTATGTTATGTTTTTCAAAAAAATCATAGTCTAAAATTTCTAATAACGCATGTTTTATTTCTCTTTTCATTAATCCTGTCGCTCTATCCCAGTTATCAAAATTTTTTATTGGTTCAACCCAAGACTGTAATACTATGTATACTGTTTTTAAATTTTTTGCATCTACCGTTCCGTAATAACATTTTGCATCACTAAATAATTTTAGTTGTGACGTTTTCCCTTTCTTCATATAAATCCATCTTTTTAAGTTTATTGATTTAAAGAAAATATAGTATAATATTAGTCTTATGTCAAAAAAGTTATATTTATTAATATAAGAGTAATATATGTTAAAGGTAAAAGTAAAAAAGAAAAATATAGAAGCAGCTCTAAAAGAATACAAGTATAAGGTTTATAAAACCAAACAGCTTGAAAAGATAAGAGACGGTGAACAGTATACTAAAGACTCTGAGAAAAATAGAGAGAAAAAAAAGAAAGCAATATATAAAGATAAAAAAAGAAGGGACTCTGAGTGAGTCCCTTTTTTATTCTTCAGCCCCCTTACTTCGGGAGAACTTTTCTAATGTTGTAAATCCTAATCCTGCCCAAACGATGTACATCATACCATCCCATACAAACTGTTGTAAGGGTATGTCCATGAATATGTTGGCAATAAATGCAACACACATCATAAGAAATGCTATGAGGGTTATAAATCTTTTTGATGATTTTTGACCATCAACATCCCCCATTAAGGACATAAAAAACTTTCTCATTATAAACCCTTTTCTAACTGACTTAACTTATATAAGGACATAACAGAAAATTCAGATTCATTTATTTTGTCTATTGTTTTTTGAATCTTTTCTGATAATTCTGATTCTTTGGACTCGTTTAGGTTATTCGATAATTTTTCCAAAACCGAGTTTTTTACTCTTTCAATCTCCTCGTTTAATTTTTTACCCTTTAATGAGGTAAGGTATTTAAATTCTTTTCTTTCTTCTTCATTTAAAGTTTCAAACTCTTTATTAAATGAATTTGTTGCTATCTTTAACATAGAAGATATCGGTATATTGATATCTTTGTTTTCAGATATACTTCTTTTAGAAATTAGATTTTTTCTAATTCTTTGTTTAGACTCAATTAATGACTCCAAGTTTTTAACAATATTTTTTGTGTAGATTTGACTATCAATATCTGCGTAATCATTACCCGCATCTTCTTTTAATATACCATCAATCCATTCACTTAGCTCTTGAATTTTTTCTTTATTAGTATCGATAATACTTTTTAAATACTCAAAAGATTCTGATATATAATCATCAACAACACTTTCACTTAATCCTTTTTGTGAAGATAATTCATCATATAAAAAATAGGTTTCAGCAATTGGTTTTTGATTTAAGACGTATTTCTTAAATTCCTTAATATTTTTTTTAAAGTCTTCTGTATTATAACTTTTTAAGAATACTTTTTCTATTTTTGTTTTAATTTGTCCGAATGATGCCATAATATTTTATTTTATAAATATCAGTCATTTAATAATGCGTTCAATTTATCATCAATTTCACCTAAAGACTGTCTACCTTTAGATAAATCTAATATACTTTTACCTTTAATAATATCATCTTCAACTAACAAGTCTAAGTCTCTATTTCTGACAAATCTTTCTACTGGTGGTTCTTCTGTTGGTGTTTCACCTCCACCTTCTTCTCCACCACCTAAATCTTCTCCACCACCTAAATCTTCTCCACCACCTAAATCACCACCTAAATCTAAACCACCCCCTGAAGGAGGTGCTCCACCTAAATCACCCATACCTCCGTCATCGGTAGTTTCTCCACCTTCAGCATCACCACCTTCACCAGGTTTATTTCCATATAATTTGTCAAGGTTAGCGAATATACCTGTTTTAGAAATAACTTCAGAAGTTTTTTCAAGTTCACCCGCAACCGCTTTTTCAATACGTTGTTGCTGTAAGTCTAGTTTAATTTCTTCATCACTAAATCCAAGAATATGTTTCTTAGCCCAAGATGAAGAAACAGGTAATATACCATTTCCTGGGTCTGTAACAGCATCTCTGTACAATTGAATTTTTTGTTGCCATTGTTCAACCTTAAGTAGTTCGGCTTGTGATGATGGATTAGTTAAACCTAATGTAAAGTTTCCTAACTCATCTTCAAAACCTAATAAATATAGGTGTATGATTGCAATTTTATTTAATTCTTGTATCATAGACTTTTGAATTCTATTGATTGTTCTAGCGAATCTAATATCCTGTAAGGATAAGTTTTTACCATCACCAACAACCTCTTCAAAACCTAAGAAAGCTTTAGGTACACGTAGTGAAGTTAAAAGTTTCTTTTGAATATATTCAATATCCGCAATCTCTGACAGGTTCTGTGCACCTGGTAACGTATCTATTGGATTTGGTGCGTTAGGGTCACGAACCGGTATAAAGTAATCTTGGTCAACCGCCATCTGATTATATCTTAAATCCACATTACCATTTGTTGAATCCACAATTTGGTCTCTTTTAAACTTATTTGCGACTCTGTTTACGTATGGCTCAACGTCCTTGTCGTCCATGTTACCGACAAAAACTTTAAACACTCTTCTTTCAGGTGCTCTTGATGTTCTATATATTAACATCGCATCCTCAGAAAGAATAAGTTGTTTCCATATTCTTCTCCCTTTTTCTAACATAGAAGTTCCGTAAGGTAATTTTCTATCGTCACCTAATAATCTAAAGTGAGCAATTTCCCATGTGTTGAATTCCATGTCCTTATTTTGCCATAAGAACTTTAAAGCGTCATTCTCAGTCTCAGAACTATTTCTTTCAGGTTTTATTTTCATACCCCTCTCTTGACGACTAATTTCAATATTGGGTAATTGTTGAGCACCCATAACACCTTTTTCAGGGTCTAATTTTAGATACACAAAATTATCGCCATACTTACACGTATTCCGTATCCACATCGGTAAGTTAGTATCAATATCTAACCTACTGTTAAACAGGTCTCCTAAAATTGATTTTATTCTTTTACTTTCAGAATAAATTTGTAGGATGTATCCATCTTCATCAGGTGTTGTTGATTCTTCCGAATATATGTCTAATGCTGCAGAAATTTCAGGAGTATATTCCATACTCTCATAATCATAAAACGAGGCCAATCTAGTTGGTTCATAATAAACCGCTTGAGTATAAAGATTGTTTTCAATCTTTTGCCACTGTTGTCCTAAATATAGGGTCTGTTGTGCTTGTAGTTTTTCCTTTTCGTATTCCCTCTTATCTTTTGTTTTTAAAATTTCTTTTTTATCAAATTGATATATGGGGGCTTGTTGGTCTAAAGTAGAGTCAGGACCAAAAACCTTTCCAAGTCTCTGCCATATCGTAAAATTATTATTCTGAGCCATCGTTTTTTAGATAAATATAATCTTTACTTAAATTAATTAAAGGTTATCTCCTCATACCACCAAACAACCATCCATAATCTTCATAATCCTTTTTTGTGTATCCGTCAATCCTTCTATGATGGTTTTGATTATTTGGCATTACAGGTAAACCTGGATTAAAGTCTCTTGTTGCATTTTTAACAGGAGTTTCATTAACCATCCAACTTTCCATCATTGCCTTAGTCTGCTCGGTAACCTTTTCAAGTTGTGTAAATGAGTTTTCACCAACATATATCGCCATAGCCATCGCCATGATAAGGTCGTCGTGTTGTCCTTTA